GAAGTTTATGTCGACACGAACGAGCGGATACGAAAATCGATAGCTGCGTTTCAAGCGCAAAAAAACCATTTTTATCCGGCTCGCGATCGTACAGCACACTTCCACAGCAATCGTGACCTGATAGATTATTGTACAAACAACAATCAATTGCGTCGCCGCACAAGCAAAATGGCTGGCACAAATTCGTCGCGTAATGTTTCTGCCGAGAAGAATGCGAAGAGGCGGCAGAGTGCACCGCCCTTCCAAACATTCGAACACGCGCACGGACTCACTGAGCGCCCGCGAAACGATTTTTGCGAGCGCGAAATCATCAATCCAGACAACAATTTTGCGTCAGTCGGATCGTCTGCCCGCAGCATCGGCGCTGGCGGCAGACCTGTCGGTGTTCAGCACAACAACAAAAAGAAAAGACCGCGCCGCAAGAAGAAAAAATCAAGACGTGATGAATCGAGATCGTTCGCCAACGCTCCTCTTGGTTCGCTGCCCGTGAGCATAGACAAAATTGAGGACGATTTTGCCGAAACTCCTGAAGACATTCAGTCTGTCGTGTCTGGGCAAGTTCAGTTCTCAACAGACAAAGTTTGAAAAAGATGCAGTTGTTGACATGTCGTGCAGAAAGAAAAAAAAATAAAATGAGACAACTTGCTGCTGGATGCAAAAAAAAGGCACACAAAGCTTTTTGACAAGTGAAGAGATATGGTCCAGCTGTACGACAATCGACAAAATTACTTTCAATGTTTGAAGAGCATTGTTGCAGGCAAGCGCAAAAATTCGAGAAGCGAATTGGAAGCAATGTATCCGCTGTTTGTGGCTAAGTTTCCAGAGATGTTTGACATACTTTTTCGGCGCAACGTGACAACCAGAGACCTGATGCCCGGGGAGAAGAAAAAGAACATGACATATCAAAAAAGAACGTATGACAACAACAGTACATTCGCAAAGTGTCTTTTCGACCTCATCACAGAGACGTACCAGTTTGGTGCAGTCGAAAAGCGATCTTCCGACGAGACGATGCCGGAGTGGGTTGCTTGGTACGAAAGTATGATGCGCAAATATCCCAAGTTCTACGATCATTACAAAACGTTGATGCGCAAAATCTGTGAGGGTCGTCTCCAAATCGATCCAGTCGGCTGTGTTTTGTCAGCTTCGATCGATATGCTTCATCGCCACGTGCTGACCGGGCTGGAGCAGAAAACTCTTTTTAACGCTTATTCGACTCGAAAAGGAGTTTTTGGCCCACAAATCATGCAGCTGCGCATCACGGAAGAAGAGTGGGAACATGCGATTGAGGACTTTTTTGTCAAGAATCCGCAGTTTGCAAACCTACGTCGCGCGTAAAGCGATAAAAAGTGTCATGCGGACTTTGTACGTTCATTCAGTATTTGATAATAAAATTCAAAGCCAGAAAAGGACTTTGCAATGAAAATGATTCGCCTGATCCGGTTGTGTTGGTTGTGAACGAATGTGCATGGGCGCCGGCCGAGTTTACGGAGATGCCTGTAGTCGACGGCAAACTGCTTGCGCCCAGCTTTGTGTCTGCATTGAGGTAAGCATCGCCAGCTGGCGCCTGGCCATTGTCGTTTGATCCATTGTTGTCATCTCTGCTAATATATAACGCGTGAGTGTGTCCTGGATCTGCAACGCTATGTACATGCGCGCCTGCAGTGTCAGTTGTTCCGGTGTGACTATGTTGTGGCATTTGGTCAACAGTCATGGTGTGCGTCGCCGATCCTCCGATCGATCCGATACTATTTGTGCCGGAAACGCCCAAAACACTGCGGTCTCTGAGATCGGGCAAGTTGAATGTCGTCAGTCCATCGCCATTGCCCCAAGTAGTACCCACGACGCTGAAAAGCAAAGGATATTGACTTCTGGCTACGGTTGATCCGTCACACAGCAAATAACCGCCTGGAGCACTGTCGCCGGCATACGGCATGACAGCACCTGGCGGCATCAACATGTGCGCATCTTGCAAAACTCGATTGCCTGCATGTAGATTTCTTACGGCATCTATATCTTGACCGGCGTGCACGTCTTGTGCAACACCCAAGCCACCGTCGACAATGGCGGCACCGCTGGCGGGACCAGTGCTGTCTTCGGCGGATTGCACGTGCAGAGAGCCGCCAACAGTGGCGCTTTTGGCAACACCCAGCCCGCCAGCCGACTGCAGGGCGCCAGTGTGCGTGGAAATGCTCTCCGCGTCAGAGTGCGTTTTCAGTTCGCCGCCAACATTCAGTCGTTTTTGCACGCCGACCCCGCCGTTAACAGTCAACGTGCCGTTGCTAGGGGTGCTGCTCTCTCTCGTATTGCACATTCGTGCAATCCCAGACATTGCCAAGTGTTTTAACCGAGCGTCGTGGCAGACGTCCACATTTTTCAATTTCAAGCGATCGCTGCAATATGACATTTTGTTTCTGGCATGTAGATATACTAGATAAAAAATTGCCCCGCGCTTTTTATTTGAATGGTCATCGAACAATAAACTTCCATAGCTATGGACGTCAGGATTTTTTGCGATGCACTTTTACGTAAATTTTGAACAAAAAGTCCCGCAAACGATGACCGAGTCTGAAACTGCTCAATCACTGGATTTTTGGGGGCCTTGCGTATGGGGCTGTATGCAAAAATTTTTGCGCAATGTCCCGCACCACCTTTTGCCTATCGAAACATCGCCAGTGCATACTTGCAAGTGTTTTATGATAAAAACACCTCCAAAGTGCATTCAGCATCTGTACATGCCTATCTACAATACCTGTTGTGTCGCAAACAACGCGGTGCTAGTGGCTATTGTTTTATACAAGATAGGATTTCCGCGGCTGATCGAGTTGCACACCGAAGTGATCAAACAACTGAGCCCTTCTCATATCAGCATTTTGTTTTGTGATCAGATAGCGGCGAATGTCTGGCAATCGCTGGATCGCATTCGAGAAAACCCGAATCGAACTACTCTGCAGCGCTTACTGGCCCAATGTGCTGTAGAAAACACAAAACAATGGCGCAGTGCAACACAGAGAGACTTTTCTGCTGTGGGTTATGGCAAATAGACAGAGTGTGACTCTTTATTTAAAGTTTGTGAAAACGGCTGGCACAAAGACAAAACATTCTTTTGTAGACAAAAGTCGCATTAATGTCGAAAATAAAATGTCACAGTTAGTACAAAACTAAACTCGTCCGCACCAAAATCTCTGAGAAACATTTGTCAAACATAAGTCGCACATCATGTTGTCCGTAACTCAAGTGCAGCACAGCGAATACGTTGCAAGCAGCAGTGCAGAGCCCAAAAAAACGCCTGACACACAGAAGCTTGGCCGTGTCCAGACTATCATTGCGCCTTCGAAGCATCTGTGCAAAGGTGCGTCGCCTCAGCAGGTCCAAAGCAACTTGCTGCGCGAGGCGAGCCAGCTGGCATGTCGAATCACCGTGCTCAATGGCGACGGTAAGTTTATGCACACATTGCCCGATGGTGACAATGCCGATCCGTCAAAACAGCCGCTGGCTAGCCAGCTTTCGGAAGAAAAGACAGCAAACTTTCTCCGCTCTGCAATAACCTTCGACGACAATCAATTGCGCAGTCAGATACTGCATCCAGATGACGCTGACAACGAAATGTGCAGTGCATCGAAGTCGTCGTCACATTCGGGCGTCGAGAACACCATGGTGCACGACTGGAGCAACGACGTTTGTCGAAAGTACACCTACAAAATGCGCAACAGGCCTCACTGGCAAGTGACGTACAGTCATCCGTGTCCGCACGGCAACTTAGAAATGGAAGTTTCAGAACCGGCAGATATCCCAACGCCGCCGCAAATGCCATCGTCTGCACTCAGCAAGTACGTTGCTGCCCCGAAAGCAATCGGAGTGTCGTTCAGTCCGAACTCACTCGCCAAAACAACGACGTCGTTGCTGGGCAGAAAAGCCGATCCGTTTCTCGCAGAGTTGGTGAGCAAAGTTTCCAAGTGCCACACTGAAAACTCACTGAGCAGAGAAAGCATCGAACAACGCGTTGAACAGCTGCGTGCCGAGCGACTTGCCACGGTTGAAAAGCACAAAAAAGCTGAACGCAAAGCTTTTCGAAAACAAATCAGCGATGCAAAACTTGGCCTGGCATGCATCGGAGACGAGGTCGGTGATCATGCAGACGATGAGACGACTGTGGACGATGAATTGGAAAATCTGCTCTCGGACGATGACGACTCGTCCTCGACAACAACGACCGAATCTGACTCGGAAAGCGACAGTGATAGTTACTCCTGCAGTAGCTACTCGTACGAACACGCTACCGACTCATCTGAAGAGGGTAGTGACACTGCAGCCAATGATGACCAAAAGTATTGCGAAAGCGAAGACAGTCAACCTCGGACCACATCGTGCGACTCTGTGCACAATAGTGTGGATTTGTCAGAAAGCGAAAGTTCAGGGTCGTACGACGAACCGTCGCGCGACGACGCTTCGAGCAATGGTCCGACAGGTCAATATTTGTTTCACTTGGGATCGCTGTCCGCCAAAAGTGTAAAAGTTGCCGGCGATTTTAATCAGTGGCGGCTGTCGACTGCACTCAACATGACAAAAAAAGGCAACGCGTTTGTTTGCCTGGCAAAGTTGCAACCAGGAACTTACAATTACAACTTTATCGTGGACGAACACGACGTTGTTGTCGACAATGCAAAGCAACTTAGCAAGAATGGAGAGTGCAATGTTTGTACAGTGCACGCCTTTACAGAAGACGAGAGCGATTCTTCCTCAGAGGAATGCAGCGACATTGTTGACGAAGAGAATACACGTGAAGAAAACAACGAAGCAGAGACAGAAGAAGAAACGTCCGGGGAAGCAGTCAGCGACGCCAGTAACGAGTCTGATTCTTTGCCAGGTTTGGTTTCTTGTGAAGACCGAGACGAAGTCGGTGTCAGCCAACCTTGTGAATGTTCCCAGTCGGAGGAGAAAAATACCGTCACTGGAAGCACAGTGATGCACTCATGTGCAGATTTGATGCTGGCCATTTGCGAACCAGAAGATGAATTTGTCTTTTTTCGCCAGCTTCAATGCCCTTACGTTCTACAGTGGGCTAACGAACGACGTACGGCGATTCACGTCTTTCGACGATACTACAACAACAAATCCGCAGGTTGGATTCCGTATGGCAAAACTTCGAGGACTTGCTTTCAATTATTGGCCACGCTGCGTGCGCACGTCTAAAAGATCGACATTATGCAAGAAAAACAATGAACCATTGTACAAATGTGTGAAAAACCATGTCGCGACAACTGCTCGAAAGCGGTTGCAGAAATCGTTCAATGTTCATAGACTTGATATTTGTCGCTCCATTATAGTGATTTGTAGTTTTGACTCTTTCATTTTGCCCGTATTGAGTCGATACATTGCTAAGTGGCAACCGTCGACTGTGTTCAGACAGGTTTGTTGATTTATTTGCTTTCACACGACTTTAAGGTTCGGCTGGCAACTCTGCCTGTTCGATCCACGCAAAGGCTTGCAGCAAGGCGTCTGTCACGTTGTTCTTCTCTCTGTTCTGATTTACAATCCATTTCGCGTACGCGTTGACCGGCTGTGCCGCCAGTTGACGGACAATTTGTTCGTCGCACTTTGGCGGCAGTGGCTGGCCGCTCTGCTGTCGCGCCGCTTTTATTGTGTCGGCGCAGAAAAAAGCAGTGATCTCATCCACACTGCTGATTTTGCGCTTGCTATAGGTATCGCTGTTTGCAGTTTCTGCGGCTGGCGGATGCAAATGCTTTTTCAAGAGAGCGCGAACCTTAATTTCGCTCATTTTGTGTGCCTGCGTCTGTGGTCGCTCCATGCGCCATCGGGTGCGCAATGCTTCCGTCGTGACGTTTGCCAGTTTGTTTGACGACGAGCAGATTTTGACGAACGGCCTCAGATGCAGCAGACTTTCCGTGTTGTTGACACCTTCGTCAGTTGGCGGCTCTACTTCTACGGCTGTTCGTTTCGTTTCATAGAAAGCAATCAGAGCAAGAAAAATGGCTCGAGCACCGACACCAGATCGATCCTGCTGTTCCACGAGAATAAAATCCAGAGCCTGTACATTGGAGAGCCAAGCATGCGTATTCAACGAAAGCACCAGCTGCGCTGCCACCAGAGACCAACTTTTTTCCAAGCTTTTTGTGGTCGATGCTTGCTCAATTTTGGTGCGACGTCGCTTGACTGTACGTGCCGGATGGCGTCCAGTTGCAAACTGCAGAGCGTGTTCAGTTTTTTCGACGACACGCGCTCTTTTCCGACACAATTTCTGTTGCTTTGAAAAGGCCTCGTTCCGAAGGCTTCGTTGACTGTCGTCCGGTCGACAACCGACAGCATAATAGGCCTCCACCGGAAAACGTATCTTTTCACTGCGAGCATCTTCTGTGTCGTTGCTGTTTAGCATTTGCCACGGGTTGAATATGCTCAACAGCATGGCATTGAGAATGCAAACTTTTTGCAATTTATAATTGTAGCGTACGCGGGCAATGCCCATATTGACAGTTCCTATGTCAAAGGAGAGTATATCAATGGTGTCTGGACCGCTGTCAAGGACGTTTTCTGTGCACAATATGCACTTGCTCATCTTCTTATATCTGTAGCTAAAAACAGTCGAGACCAATAATAGCAGCCTGCCGATAGTTGACAACAATCTGACATATAGGCTGACCTGCAACAAATTTGCTTGGCTTTTTCGGCGACGGCGTCGACGTGCGATAAGTTTATTGTGTTTGTTTTTTTTTTTTGGTACACTGTCGAGAGTGAAGTAAAAGTCACTCTGATTGCTTTTTGTGTCTGCCAAAAGGAAAATCCAAAAACAATAGTATGTCAACTGAAACCCCAACGCAAAGTCTGACGGAGCGAGTCGAGTCGGAAAAGGCCTCAGTCGAAGAAGCAAAAAGTTACGGAAAAGGCGGTTATATGACGCCATTGGCCATTGTTGGCGTCGTGGCCTTTGTCGTATTGCTCGGTTTCCTAG